GAATCACCTATACTAGAAAAGCTTAAAAGACCTAATGACGATATGACTCAAAGGGATTTTTTAGAAACACTAGGTGCTTATTTCTTATTAACTAATGAAGTTTATCTACTTGCAACAGGTGCAGAAAATAGAGAGCCGTCTGAAATAATAATTATTTCACCAGAATGCGCAACTGCCAAAAAAGGAAGCGATGGTTTTACAGAATCAATAGAACTTAGAACACAAGGTGGTGGTAAAGAAGTTTTTAAACGTGACGCTAAATCGTTTAGGTTTTTTAATGCTACTAGAAATAGGGAGATATGGCGAATTAAAGGCTTCGCACCAATGGCATCAGACCCAACGGCTGGTAGTTTTGGCGATATTAGTGGTAACATGGGGCGTTCAAGACTTTCGTCTGTAAAGTTGGAAGTTGAACAATACTTAGCAGTTGCAGAACATAACTTATCAAAACTTAATAATGGTATGCGACCAGGTGGTGTTATTCAAGTGCCACAAGGTGAAGATTTATCAGACGAGCAGTTTGAGAGGGTGCGAGAACAGGTTATTAGTTTTTACTCAAGCGGTAAGAATAGTGGTAAGACCCTTATATTACCTGGTGGACTTGAGTTTGTTCCAGTTACCCCTATGTCAGATATGGATTTTGAAAGGTTGACAGACCAAGTAACTAAAACAGTTGCTAAACGATACAAAGTACCATTGGATTTAGTATCAACCGACCAAGCATCTGCAAATACAGCATGGGCTGCTAAACTCACATTATATGATAATGCAGTACTGCCACTAGCTTGGAGATTACTAGAAGAATTAACTAACTTCCTTGCACCAAGATATAAGTTAGGTATCAATGATACGATCTTGCCAGATGAAAATACCATACCAGCCTTGCAGTCAAGAAGACTAGAACAAATAACTGCAAAAGCTAAGCTTAATGTTTTGGTTACAAATGAAATAAGAAAAGAAATTGGTTATGAAGATGAAGTTCAGGGCGGTGACAAACTTTATATCCCTAATAACTTAGTTCCAATAGGTAGCACTCCTGTTACAACAACTGGAGCACCTGACGAGGCCACAGTTGAAGGTGATACAGAAAAAAGTCATAATTGCAGTCATGCAAAACCAATGACAAGAAAGTCTTTTGTTGAGCTCATGCAAGACCAGTTGGATAAGAAAGGTAATAAAATTTATACAAAAGAACAATTGGAACAAATAGCAGATGATGAAGGGCTTGTTTAATGGCTAGTCAAAAAGAACAAGACGAAATATTAGCAAGAAGTTTAGCTAAAAAGATACGTCTTGAAAACCAATTTAAACCAGAGTTACGGCGATTCTTTAGGCAAGTGTCAAGAGATACTACTGCTGTCTGGCTATCTAATAGAACCATACCAAGTCTAAATAGCTTTTCACTTGAATTAATAAGTTTGCTTAGAACCCACTATAGACGCGTATCAAGAGCTTTTGGTAGTGAGATGCGCAATGAGTCGAAAAAAGCATTTTTCTTAATAGAAACTAAACAAGAAGAAAATATTGATGCAGATATAGTAAAATATATAAATGAACATAGCATTAAACAATCAGAATTCATATTGCAAACAACCGAACGCGAATTAAATAATATAACGGCAACGGTTGTTGCAGCCTCTGTTTTGGAAGGGCTAGATTTAACTAATCAAGATATAGCAAGGCAAATAGAGCGTGAATTTAATGATAGGTCAAAAGGTCGTGTTGATACTATTGCCATGACAGAAACGCAAACGCCAGCAGAAGAAATATCATATATAGAGGCGTTAGGGGTTGCAGCTGTAGCGACTCAATCAGGTCGTGACGTTGTAAAAACGTGGAATACTGTACTAGATGAAAAAACTAGACCTGCGCATGTCGAAGCCGATAGGCAAGAAAAGAAGGTTAATCAACCTTATATTGTTAAAGGTGAAAGGTTGCCAGTGCCAGGTAGTACAGCACTCGGCGCTAGCCTTTCTAATATTATCAATTGCCGTTGCACAAGTATAAACAGTTTAACTGGGGAAGTATCACCAATATTTAATAGTGTACTAAATGAGTTTCAATAATGTAACTATAATTAAATAATTTTACATTATTTTGTAATTCTATTATACTATTATTGTATCTTTTATATTACATAGTTTATTTTAAAAAGCACGAGAACAAATACATGTCTAAAAATGATAAAGAACAGAAGTTTTTAACAGTCAAGTTTGAACAAAAATCTATTGACTATGATGAAGAAAAAAACATTGGTATCGTTAAAGGTTACGCTTCCACTTTTGATAATTTAGATAGGGCAGAAGATGTTATTGCACAAGGTGCTTTTGACAAAACTATTTTAGCCTTCAAGAACAGTGGTAGACCAGTTCGCATGTTATGGCAACATAGAACAACCGAGCTTATTGGTGGCTATCCCGCTGATAAAATGTATATCGATGAAAAAGGCTTGTTTGTTGTTGGTGAAATTAATCTTGAAACTCAAAGAGGGCGTGAAGCTTATTCACTAGCTAAGCAGGGTGTCTTGTCTGACTTTTCAATTGGCTTTCATATTAATGATATGGATATAGAGAAAAAAGAAGATAAAATAGTTCGTATTATAAAAGAGCTTGAATTATTTGAAATATCTTTGGTTGGCGAGCCTATGAACCCAGAAGCGGTGTTTACAGAAGTTAAGTCTGTTGTGCCTTTTCAAAATTTACCATTAGCAGGTATGGATACTAGATGGTCTAGTGCTAGTGCTATTGAGCGTGTTAGAGAATTTACAAAATCAACCGAAGCGCCAAGTCGCACTTATAAAAATGCTTTTCTTTATTATGATAGAGAAAATGCAGAGTTATTCGGCTCTTATAAATTACCTATAGCTGATGTTGTAGATGGCGAATTAAAAGTTATTCCTAGGGCTGTATTTGCAGCGGCAGCGGCTCTAAACGGTGCTAGAGGCGGTGTTGATTTACCTGCGTCTAACGTGGACGGAATAAAAGCAAATGTAAATAAGTATTACGATAAAATGGAAATGGATAGTCCATTGAAAAATAATAAAAAAGGTGAAGAAGAAATGCCAAAAGAACAAACAAAAGTTGATATTGATGAAAATATTATCGATGTGAAAAAAGCAGAAGATATATCAACTAAAAGAGATTTTGAGCGTATGTTGCGTGAAACTGGTTGCTTTACAAGAAAAGCATCTGAAGTTTTAGCTAGTAAGTTCAAAGAGGAAGATCAGAGCGAGCCTGATACTTCTATTAAAGGACAGGGGGAGCCTGTTGATGAAGTTGATGAGTTTAAAAAGGCGTTGAATGACGTATTTAAACAATTCAAAAAACAATAAACCCTTATTTTAATAGAAAAAATCGGAGAATTATATCATGTCTGATGATGTAAAAAACTTTCTTGCCGAAAATCTAAAAGCATTCCAAGAGTCTTTTGATTCTAAAAGTGCTGAAACGCAAGAAGAAATTAATAAACAAGCTAATATTACTAAAGCTTTGGAAGAAAAATTAGAAGTGGCTCAAAAAGCTTTTGAAGAAAAAGCTGTAAAAGAAAAAGAGCTTGAAGAAAAAGCTGCTAAAATGCAAGGCGAAATTGAAGCTTTGTATAAAACTGGCAATCGCGCTTCTTACTCTGTTGAAAATGATGAACTTAAAGGTCATTTTGAAAAATACGAAAAAGAAATTGATTTGTATTTGAGAAAAGGTATTGAGCCTTCTGCTGAAGTTTTATCTGAAATAGCTAAACATTCTGCATCTGTTGTTATTAAAAATGGCCCAGAGCATCACGTTGCACTGGCAGCTCGTACGATGAATGCAGCCCTAGGCGCTGGTTCTGGTTACTACTCACCAGCTTTCTTAAAAGCACACGTTGTAGGTAATGGCCCAGATGGTGGTTACTTGGTTGATGCTGATAAAAGAACTGACTTCACAGTTGGTAGATATTTTGAAACTTCGCCAATGCGCGCTATTTCTCGTGTTATTACTACTAACAACGCTTCTGTTGAAATTCTTATCGATGATGATGAATCTTCAACTGGTGGATGGGTAAACGAGAACGGCTCACGCTCTGACACTGGCACTGCACAAGTTGGAAAGCTAGCTATTATTGCACATGAGCAATAT